GAAGAAGTTAAATTAGGAGAAATCGAGGTTAAGTACTCACAATCCAGTCAAGGTACAGGGACAGTAAATAACATCTTTGATGTTTACCCTTGGTTACAAAGCTATTTAGGTTCTTATTGCTTAGGTGGCTCTGGTAGTTATCAAGTCAGGGTTGTGAGAGGTTAATCATGGCAGGATCACTCGACACTGCACTCAAAAGTATTGCTAAACAGGTTGTTGCTAATCTTGGTACGTCCTTAGATACAACGATTACTTATAACCGTAAGGTTAAGAGTAGTTATCGTATTGAAACGGGGGAGCAACATGTTAGTACGACTTCTTACTCGGATATTAAGGTTCCGATTGAATTTATTAAGTCAGAAGAAGGGACTGGTCGAGAGATGAGACAAGCAAAACTATATATAACGCCTGATTTAATAGGAGATAATCAACCTACTTTTGAAGATGAGGTGGTTTTAAGTTATGCAGGGAGTACACAAACAGCTCAAATCGTTGATATAGACACGAGGAGAGGTGGTCAGGTGTATTTATACACTTTATTAGTGAGGTTCTAATGGCAAAAGGTATTTCCTATACAGAGATGAAGGCAAAGGATTTTGCCAATATGATTCGTGATGACACAAGAGAAGAAATAGAAGTTCAACTTAATGGTTTTGTTCGTTCTGTTGTTAATGATTTATCTAATAAAGGGATGTTTACAGCAAAAGGAGGAGTTAGTCCTGTATTGACAGGATTCTTCGCTTCTAGTTGGAAGGCTGATACCAGACGTATTACTAGGGAGAAAACAGGTAGGGCATCTGAATGGGCAAAGATCAAATATAAGGGGAATAAGCTTTTGCCAGGTTATAGACCTCTTTTAAAACAAAGACATACAGTCCCTACGACATTTAAGATCAATAAATCTGTTTTCATAGGAAATACAGCTAAATATGCGCCAAAGGCTGTTTTATCTCCTAAATCTCAGATATTTGCTTACTTAGCAGATGGTTCAGGAACTTTTGCTGAAGGATTAACATATAAGATTGATAGATTTTTTACCGATAAGAAACGTCCTGATATTAGAGTTGGAGGAGACTTAGACGATGCAGGTCGTATCAGCTACTTGAAACTATGACACTTGTAAACACTAGAGCTGCCTTCGAGAAAGCTGTTACTGATGCAGTATCAGATGCAAACCCCAAGGTGAAAATGGTATATGACAATGTGCCATATATAACGCCAAGTAAATCAATTTCGTATGTTGTTGTTTCCGTGAATTTCGGTCAATCAACAATTCAAAATCAAGGTGCTGCTAGTGATTATTATGTTGGATTTGTTCAATGTAGTATTTATGTGCCTAAGAATAAAGGAACTGCTGCCTTAGCAAGTATTGGGGAGGTAATTATAGATGGATTGACTTCTATAAATGCTTCTGATTATGTTGATACTTATAGCTGTAAACCAAGGGTTCGGGAAATTGTTGGGCCTGGAGGGGTTGAAGACGATGATGAGTCTCATTACTTGGGTGTTATCACTTGTCAGTTTTCTGCCAATGCCTAGTATACTAATATTGTAAAGATTACTTTTTTATGGCTAAAGCCCTTGAACTTCTCCGTAATAGCTTCGGAGTAAGTCAGTTATATCAACATGATGTAGTAAAGAATGGAGAGGTTCTTCTTTCTGTCTACTGGCATCCTTTGACGATTGCTGAGAGAGAATCTATCCAGAAAAAAACTAATAGTGATGATGCTAATGATTTTGCATTAGCTTTGATGATTCAAAAGGCTTTGGATTCTGAGGGGAAGAGGCTCTTTAGTGATGGAGAGAAAGCAGCTCTTAGAAGAGAAGTTGAAGCGGCTGTATTACAAGAAATCCAGTTGGCAATGCTTGAATCTGGAACGGATAAGGAGGTAGAGGAAGCTAAAGCAGACTTGAAAAGCTAGAGGAGAAGTACGTTTTGTTTATTCTTTAGCAAAAGAGTTAGGCAAGACAGTAGCGGAATTAAATCAGACTCTTACACGAGAAGAGTTGATAAATTGGGCTGCATTTTTTGCTCTTCAAAATGAAGAAATGGAAAGAGATAGAGAAGCAAGGCAAAGAGGTGCTGCTAGTCGAACACAAACAAGGTAAGCTAGGGATAGTTTTTGTTCTCAAGAGGGTTTGGCTAGTTATACCCGCTTAATTGAATTTAAGGTTAAGGACACCGAGTTAAGTCGTGCTGTAAATAAACTCAGCAAGACATTAACGAGTATTGATAAGACATTAATAGGAATAGATAAGAAGTTAGATCATATTGCTAAACAAGGCTTTGGGTATGTTGCAAAAGAAGCTACTAAAGCTGAAAGATCAGTTACAAAGTTAGGGAGGGCGATGAAGAATGTCCCTAAAAGTATAGGGGGTAGTTTATTAGGCAATATTGGAGGTAAGAAGGGTGAGATTGCTAGAAGAGTTGCAGAATTAACGGCTTTCGATGGTGTTCTGAGAAAAATAACGAATGGCAGCACTGGCCTACCTGCTTTCAGCAAAAGAGTTACAGAAGCTTCTACTGCTTTAACAGCTTTTGGGATTGCACATTGGGGGGCTATTACAGGTATTACTGCTGGATCATTAGCAATAGTTAAAGGGACTCGATTCTTTTACGATTTAGGTAAAGGTGCGAGACAAGCAGAAGCAAGTTTAATTGATTTTATTAGAACTTATAAACAGGTAGGTATTAAAGGAGCTGCTAGTTCTCTTTTCCCAAAAGGATCACATCTTGGTGGAAATAAAGAGAGCTTATCTATTCCTAAAGCTGCTGCTGCGGAAACATTAACAGGTCAGAGTTCTAATTTATACCGACAATCATTACGTTCTCTTGAGTCAAGAAGAACTCTCTTGACTAACAATAAAAGGATACAAGAAGGTTTAGTAGCACTAACTGGCAAGCATCTACAAGCCAGTATTCAGGTTAAAAGAAGTCAATTCCAGTATAATCTTGAATTAGTAAAAACTAGATTAGTTCAATCTGCTGTTACTGCTGATATCTGGGCTGCACAGAAGGCATGGCAAGGAGTTGTTGGGACTCTTAAAGGTGCGAAGAATTTAATAGGAGGTTTATTCGGAGGAAAATTTGGGGGGATAGGACAAGCTGCTGGTGTTATTGGTTTAAGTCGTGGCATTGAAGTTTTAACAGGGAAATTAGGCTTTCTAAATAATCAGTGGATTAATAATGCTAGGGCAGCATCTCAATGGGCAACAAGAGTTACAGAAGCAGTTGCAACTGTAAATATTGCATATACAGGTCTTACTAAAGTTCTAGGTGCCGCGAGTTGGACTATTGGAGCTATTGCGGGATTTAAGAGATGGGAGAATGAGGCTGCCCAAGCGATATGGAGAATTGATAGACAAGCTAAAACTTTGGCTCAAAGTTTAGGTGCTGCGTTTTGGATGATGCAGGGGAAAGGAGGGACTCCAAGTGGTGTGGCTCAGAATATTAAAAACTTGGCTCTAGGAGGGGAAGAAAGACAAGAAAATATAAGATATCAAGGACAAGGGCCAACTACTCTTCAAACAAAACAAAGAGAACTTGAGCTTCAAACGAATAAATTAAAGCAAAGAAATATTAGTGAAACAGACTATATTCAAATACTCAAGAAACAGACAAAACTTAAGAGTTCAATTTCCAGAATTGAAGATTCTATTAGAACAAAACAAGTAGAGGCAGGTCAGTTTGCATCAAGTGTATTTAAAGATGAATATGACGAGTTCCAACGTGTGACGAAGCAGAAGCAAAAAGATCTTGCAAGTTTAGAAAGACAAGAGAAAAAAGCGAGGGCAGACGTACAAAAAGCGGCAGGGAAACAATATGAAGCAGATTTGAAAGCTATAAAAGATAAAGAAGCTGAAGTTATTAAATCTGAGCAGAAAATACAAGCAGCGAAGTTAAGATTGGCAAAACAAACTGCGAGTAGACAGAGGAGTATAGAACAACAGAGGAGTCAAGACGCAGCAAGGTTTAGAGAGAATATGATGCTGGGTGCTGGCTTCCCTCTCCTTTTTGGAGGCGGAATCGGGTCTGTTGCTGGTGGTGTTACTGGTGCTGCTTTAAGTGGAGGAGGTAAGGGTTTTGGAGCGCAGATATTACTTAGTGCTATTGGTCAACAAATAGACGCTTTTATTGGGAAAGTTAGAGAATTAGGAGAAGCTTTCAAGAAGCCTACGGAAAACATCGAAGCTTTAATAACTGCCGCTGGTCAAAAGAATCGTCCTATAGGGGATATGGCTAAAAAGATGGAAGAATTAGGGATGTCTGCCCAGGCTTCAGAAATTCTATTATCTCAATTTAATCTTCAATTTGGGAAATTAACAGATAAGTCATTTAAAGAATTAGGTGATGAAAGTACTGAATTAAGTAATCAACTTGCGATACTTGGAACTTCTATAAGTATTTTAGTCGCAGGGCCGTTAGCGAGTTTCATCAAGACTATTAATGAAGGATTGTCTGGGCCTCAAGGTGATATAGATAGTGCTGTTCATCTTTTTAGAAAAGGAGAAGGTTCTCGTGGAGGGCCAAGGACGAAGGCTGTTTTAGATGAACAATTTAAGAAAATTACAGGACAAACAGTTAAAGATTTAATTGATAATAAGATCCCTCAGTCAATATTGGAAAGTCCTGAGTTTAAAAATTCAGTAAGGAGATTTCTTGATGATGTTGCTGATCCTGGTGGTGCAGAAGGTAGAAGGAATAGAGATCTTAATATGGCTACGGCTGGGCAACTAATAGAAGGGGCAAGAGGTAGTGAGATTAGTGAGTTAGAAGCTAAATTACAATTAGAGAAACAAAGAAAGACATTAACGGAGCAGGAATATCAAATAAAACAAAAGGCAATGGAAATAGATCAGATTACAGATCAGATAGATATAGCTCAACTAGAGAGAGCTGCTACAGAGAGAATGGGTTTGGATACTAAAGAATTAGATCATAAGATAAAAGTATTGGGTCTAACAAAAGAGATAGCAGAGGCAGAATTAAAGAATCTTAAAACGGGTGGGAAATTAGAAGAAATGTATAAGAGTATCGCTGTTACTATCGAAGATGGTTTAGTTAATGCAATTGAAGGTGCAATTCAAGGCACAAGGACTTTAGGACAGGTTGCTTCTAGTGTTCTAAGTCAAATAGCAAACAAGATGTTGAAGCTTGGTGTTAATAAGTTACTTACAATGATCCCTGGTGTTGGAGATTTATTCAAGGCTGATGGTGGCCCAGTATCAGGTGGTTCTCCTTACATTGTTGGAGAAAAAGGGCCAGAGCTTTTTGTTCCTAAGTCAAGCGGTAATATCGTCCCAAATCATGCAATGGGAGGTTCAATGGTTGTTAATGTAGATGCTTCTGGTTCGTCAGCAGAAGGCGATGATGATAGAAGTAGACAGTTAGGAGAACTTATTGGTGCTGCTGTTCAATCAGAAATTATTAGACAGCAAAGACCTGGAGGTACACTTTATTAATCATGGCTAATTTCCCTGCAATTACTCCAAC